CTTCAGCTTCGCATCTCTGTCCTTGCGGGACTGCCCTTTTAAATCCCAACCTATCTTGAGCAACTGTTTTCCGACCTTTGGTCCATGGATGATATCAAGCCATCTGCCGGCATGGAAATAGGGCATGACACGGTAAAATCTGCCACTAAGAAAATCCACATCTCTCCAGTCGTGGCTGGTGCGTGACTTGGGCTTGAGACCATAGTCAGAGAAAAGCGCGGAATCAAAAAATTGGTCAGGTGGAATGGCAATGATAGAATCATCTCCAGCACAGATGCACATGAAGCAGGAGACGCCGCAACGGCCACAAACAGTGTTGATGAGGCACATGTTAAGCAAAGTGTTGAAAACCGTTGTGCCAGGCCAGCCAGTGCTCACGCCACCACGGCGCTTTACCCAAATGCCACTAGAACTAATAAACTCGTGCTGCTGGCAGAATCGCAGAAGACGCTTAAGCCTACGTTTGGACCAGCCAAGCCGTCTGAGCAAATCTACAACGGGTGGCATATTGTCCTCATGGATGGAAGAGTCAAAGCGCTCAAAATCGGTCATGACCCACTTAGTAAGCCCACGGTCTTGCGCTGTACGCAGCCAAAGCGCTATGTCCTCGGCGCTCATTCCGGGCGCGTAGGCAAAATTGCCTGGGCCTGCGCCCCAAGGGTTCCATTGGGCTTTCTTCATTCCCATAATGCGCCGGAGCAACTTGCTCGTGGCCAGAAAACTCGGGCCAAAGTCGGCGTTGACATAGTCGTTGCAGGGCTCAATGGGACGAGGTCCCTTCCACAAACCGTGCAGCCAATCACGAAACTTGTCCAGTTTCTCCCATTTAACAAACATCTTCCTGCGAAGTGAAATCCTTTTCAACCAAGAAGTACTTGGTGCATCGATGGCCTTCCGAATACGGCGTTGGACAGAATTGCGGAACCGGGTTATCCAGCGCTCAAAATCGGGAGTAATGTGAAAGTGCTTTTCAGGACTTGGCAAGGTCGAAATCGTGCATATTTTGGGAAAGGCCCTCAGCATACGGTCGTTTATGGCACAATACTCATTAGCTGTCGACAGCGCTGGCACTATTGGGACGTGACTGGCGCTATATGGTCCAACGGGGAATATACCCTGCCGATGGTCCTCCTTCCACACCCTGTGTTGGCGAAAAATATATTCGCTTGACATTGATGCCGCCACTCCTGTGGCTCGCATCAAATCTACCGATGGCAGGCCGGCCACAAGGTTACCAACCACTATTGGCGCAAAGACCAGGGCCGCGAGGTTCCAG